ATCCGCATCTGCATCAGTGACTGGGGGTTCCTTACTACCACCGCCAAAAGAAGCAGATATACTGGAACTGCAACTGATTGAACATAAACATAATAGACCAAAAGCGGCACTCATTGTTTTAACATCCATTTTGTTTTATTACTATACTATGAGATATTTGTTACTGATATGATTGGTGTTTCAACTTATCAATAATGAAATATGGAAGGCAGGTGGGGACTATTTAGAGACCACGTACAATCTGGATGGAAATAGAAAGGATGAAGGCATCAAGGAGGGTGCTAATAGGCTTGAGCACAGAGATGTGCTTGACAAGCGAGCGGTTCCACACGAGGCGGAGAAGGAAAGTGCTGATAAGCACAGTGAGAACGAAGGTGAGAACTTCGGTGAGAACTTCGGACCTGGACTTGGCTTTGGCAACCTCGTGAATCATTTATTACATGTGGATATTTTTTTCTAGCTAAACTACAAATGAGGGCTCTCCCCCTGAGTGGATCAGAAAGTAGGTATACAAACAGGCGGTGGTCGACACCAAAAGGTATTGGAAACAATAATTGTTATGCCTATGCCGTTGGAGACTACGAGGCATATAGGTGGCAAAAGTCCATCCCGGGTGATCGTTCTGGTCTTTCCAATGGGCACCATACCTATACCCACTGTACTGGACTTCCTAAGCGCGTTATTTCTGACAATCCTAAGAGAGTGTACAAGGCGGATGCCAATGAAAAATGTAAAAAGGGGTATTTCAAGGTCATGATGTTTGTTTCTCCTGGGAGACCTATGAACTACATTCGACAAGGGGACTTCCACTTTTACAAACAACACGGAGTGGTTGAGTATAAAATCAAACCCGGTGATACTATCAAAGCTGTAGCCAAATTCTTTAAAGTACCTGAATCACGGATAAAGAAAGGTGGTCAATTTAAGGTTGGTAAACGTATAATTTTTAAAGCCAATGTATTCAGTCACAAGCGGGGCTGGGCAACTGGCCCACTTCTCACTGATGCTAAAGGCAAAGCCATCACCGACCCCCGTAAGGCTTCTAGGGACTATCCAGGTCTAAACTACGAGAAATATTGTAGTTCATTCTGTGTCAAGGACACTGGGATCAAAGTCGGTAGGACTCACCCCAAGGTCCGCTAAGATACTCTCAAGGTCTTCTTGTTGATCCACATCAAAATTAATATCAAATAGATCTAGAACCTCAAATATAGACCCCTCATTCAAGGACACAGAATTCGCCGTTGCTGTGTAATTGTTTTGTATAGTGACTGTAATTTTAAATTGTGAGCCATCTATCACTTTTCGACAAATCGGACATGTATTCTTACCTGTGTTCTTCCATTCCTGTAGACAATGGGAATGAAACATATGTCCACACCGGGCTGGAGGGTTAGTCCTCGTACACCGGACTTCATTTAGACATATGGAACATGTTGACATTCTACAGGAAGGTTTTAAAGTTTTTTTGGGAATTTTTCTCAGTTAGTAAATTTTGGATACATCTACGAGAGGCTTGTCACACTTAGCACATTTACCCTTACCTTGTACATCCTCCTGTACCTTGGTAAGGAGCTGGGGACCCTGAGATTGGAGGAGCTTACGGTAAGAGTAGTTGTCCTCAAAAGAAATACCATTTTGCTTCATAACATAGTTGTTAAAGAGCTGAGCTGAAGAGTTTACGGTAAAGCACCGACCATCGGCCATACCAAGTCGCTGCGACATATTGTTAATATACACCTAGAATTTTATTTGCCTGTTGGTAATTGTCCTCATCCAAGAATTGAACCCTTTTTCCTTGAGAAGTTTGACAAAAGGATCACATCTATATCCCAAATAAATATCAAATACATCAGTTTCTTCTGTGCGTGACACTCGAATCTGGGGATTTTCATTTATGTGGTTGTTGATGATATTGTAGGCAAATGCAATCTCCTTGAGGGTCTCCGCCCCTGTAATGATAATTTTACCGGTACTAAAAATACTGGTAGTAATCTCCTTCATATCCTCTGAAGGCTTGAACTTGATCTTCACTGCAGAATACCTATCTGGTTCAAAAGAAACCTTAAAAATGTCATCATACTCTTCAAACCAGTCGGCAACCTTCATGAGGTTGATATTGTAGTTGAGACTGAAGTTGGAGTTAATCATAACAACACGGAATGAATCCACTGGTACTTCAATTTTCAAACCCAAAAAGGTTTTGAAAATATGAACAAGTTGGGTGATGATACGTTTGCAATCGAAGAGATCGCAACAACCCGCCACTTGGATCGAACCGTTGGGGAATACCTTCACAGACTTAGTACTGTAGGTGTCGTGGTATGTTAAGGTCACCTGGTTATAGAAAGTCGTCGGTTTCAATTTCCACTCAAAACCATCTGTTTTGGTACCCACACGTCTCATCTTATAGGAACCAATTTCTTCGAATAAACGTCGAAGTCGTTTTATATCAATCTGTTGGATAAAGCTCGACACCATAGTGATTGTCGTAATCTTTATCCATGAGGGTCTAGTCTCATCTGGTAACTCTTTTCGTATCTCATCGAGAGTGAGGAGATACGAAAAGCTATTATTTGCAATCGTTGAATACATTTTTGGACATACTTTTTATATGTTGTGAGATTCACTTAGGTGTTTAAAGATGAGACTCTCCATTTAAGTACATGACCTCTTTCCTTAAATCTGCAAAGCATGTTCTTGATGTGGAGTCTGACCTCTCATATGTTGAGATTGTCTATGACAGGTACACGAGAAATAAGGGATACTCGACCTTCACAGATTACCTCAATACAGAGCCTTTCGCTGATTGGGTATCATTAGAGTCTGATGATCACTCAATTATTTACGAGAAGTTTCTTGATACAATGGTTAAGAAGACCCTAGAGGTGAGACAGCGTATGGCTGAACTTTTACTCGAAAGTTTCTTAACTTACGACCAGGATATTCGTAAGTATGTGCGTGTAGCCCACGCAGTTAAGATTCTAGATCCAACATTTCAACCACCTCGTATTAATATGGAGAGTGCTTGGCAAGTGGAGTTTATCAAGAAGTTTTGTAAGAAAACAATAATAGATTCAATTCAACAATGTAAAAAGAAGTCACGACTCAAGTATTTCTTCAACGTACTAAAATTAATAGAATTAGAGCAATAAGAATAGAAATGATCATTATTTGGGTTGTCGTATTTTTACGCTCAACACCAACAACAACAACTGGTTCCCTCTCCCTGCCACATCCAAGTCCGTAATCAATATTACGACGGGGTTGAACATTCCTGTCTATTTGATGGGGTTGTTTCTCAGGTTCGCATAATCCAACTGTACAAAAAACACTTTTACCAGGGGTTGGAATACCCCCACTCTTAGGAACTTCTTGAAAATCTTCAAAATTACTCGTCTGTCTTACACCTCCTGGAAGGGAGAAATCGTGTTGGACAAATGGATTTACATCATTAATTGCATCCTCATCATTGAGCATAAACTCACTCATTATTGTTATTACTTCAGATTATATTTCTTATCCAACATCTTGATTTTATGTTCATCCCACATTTTATCCAAATCGACATTTAGCATATGTGCCAATTGAAAGAGATAACTGAACACATCACCCATTTCCATCATAACATCTGTTCCTCTCTCCTTTTTTAGATTTGTCTTCTTGTATGTCTTCTTATATTGTCGAATTGCGGATGCGAGTTCACCAACTTCTTCTGTCAGGAGAAGCCATACTGTATCTATGGGGGCACGATCCCACCCCTTAGACTTGCATACTTTTTCTGTTTCACATTTGTATTTGTTAAGACTCATACTTAATCCACAGGAGACTCAAAGCTTTAATTGATTCCAATCTTGTTGTTATAACCAATTTTATTCCCAGTAGTGCTAGTATTTAGAGGTCGATCCATGGGTGTGCTAATAGTGTCGATATCCTCAGCATAGGCAATATATTGAGATACACCAGTTTGAATTTGAGACATGGCTGAAGATATGACCTTGGTGTTCATATACTTAACCTGTTCGTTGATTTGAGTGTATTGATCACCCGAGTTGTTGATAAATACAACACGCATAATGGAGAATAAATCATCAGGGTTCTGGTAATCTATGGAGATGCCAGTCTTATTTTTAAACGCCTGACGAATTCCACGTTGAAGAAGATTCTTGTTGAAATCCGAAAAGAACAAAGTGTTCAGTGGGGTCTCACACTGCTGAATAGAATTAAGGTGGAGGTTGTCACACATTTAATATAGTCTCCGAAAAAAATTGTCTGTAGATATTAAATGTTAAACATGGCTGACTTCAACGAGGCCTATGAGGCAAAAATTAAAAATGTCGAACCAATTCCATGCAATCCCCCAGAATGCTTTGTTGGTTCTTATCCTCCTGTGGCCAAGGCTGGTGAGCCCGGTCCATTTTTCGTAAACACATACCTTCTTCAGCACAATCGCAAACAGGAAGTGGCGGGAACAGTTTCTGTTCGAAGTGCTGACCTCGAGTGTAAAAAATAAGGTTAAAAATAAAAATTGAACAGAGAGTATATGAGGGTCATTAAACGCTCAGGTCGTATTGAGGATATGAGATTTGATAACGTCACCAATAGGATCAAGAATTTAACGTCTGGACTTTCAGATAAATGTGACTCTCAAAAAATTGCTCAACAGGTTTTTTCGTCGATGTATGATAACATCACCACCCAAGAGATTGATATTCTCTCTGCTGAAATTTGTATTGGTTTGATTACGTCGGACCCAGACTATGAAGTTCTCGCAACTCGTATTATTGCGAGCAATATTCATAAAGTATGCCCTAACAACTTTCATCTCGCAATGCGAAAGCTTCAAAAGGCGAAGATTATAACAGATGAAGTCGTTGAGGTTGCTCAACAGGTAAAAGAACATATTAAAACCGACCGAGATTTTGACTTTGGATATTTCGGTTTAAAAACTCTCGAAAAAAGTTACCTTCAACGAGTAAACGGAAAGCTCATCGAAACACCTCAATATATGTTTATGCGTGTAGCCATAGGCATTCATGGTAAGGATATTCCAGCCGTTCTCGAAACTTATGATAAAATGTCACAGGGTTTCTTCATTCATGCGACACCGACCCTATTTAATGCGGGTACCCCAAGACCTCAGATGTCCTCCTGCTTCCTAATTGCAAACAAAGAAGATTCAATTAATGGTATTTACGGCACACTGACAGAGTGTGCGCAGATTTCAAAATGGGCAGGGGGTATCGGTCTCCATATTCACGATGTGCGTGCGAATAAGTCTCATATTAGAGGGACTAACGGCCAGTCTGATGGTATTATCCCTATGTTGAGGGTCTTCAACGCGACAGCTCGGTACGTGAACCAGGCTGGTCGACGTAAGGGGTCTATTGCTGTCTACCTTGAGCCGTGGCACGCGGATATCATGGATTTCCTCGAACTTCGCCTCAACCAAGGCGACGAGGAGGCACGTTGTAGGGACCTTTTCTCAGCGATGTGGATCCCAGACCTCTTCATGAAGAGGGTTGAAGAAGGTGGTAATTGGTCTCTCTTCTGCCCTGATAAGGCTAAGGGTCTTTCTGATGTATACGGTGAAGAGTTTGAGGCTCTCTACACAAAGTATGAAGAGGAGGGTCTAGCTAATGCAACTGTACCAGCTACAGAAATTTGGAAGGCTATCCTAAAGTCTCAAACTGAGACTGGAACTCCATACATGCTTTACAAGGATGCGTGCAATAAGAAGTCCAACCAAAAGAATTTGGGTGTGATTAAGAGTTCAAACTTGTGTACAGAGATTCTGGAGTACACCGACAAGGATGAAACGTCTGTATGTAATCTCGCTTCTATCGCGCTACCGAAATATGTGAACAAAGAACTCAGAACCTTTGATTTTAAGAAGCTTCACGAAGTCACCAAGACTGTGACAAAGAACCTCAATCGGGTCATTGATCGTAATTTTTACCCAGTTGAAACTGCGCGCCGCTCCAATATGAAACATAGGCCTATTGGTTTGGGTGTTCAGGGTCTCGCGGATGTATTTATCCTCTGCGGACTTCCTTTTGATTGTGATGATTCACGTACGCTTAACGTGCACATCTTTGAGACTATGTACCATGCAGCTCTCGAGGCATCATCCGAACTCGCAGAAATTGACGGTTCATATGAGAGTTTCGAGGGTTCTCCAGCATCTCAAGGTATCCTTCAACCGGATATGTGGGAGGGAGTCACGAAGTTTAGTGGACGGTATGACTGGGATGCCATGCGTGAGCGCGTGAAGACGAAGGGTCTTCGTAATTCTCTTCTGATGGCACCCATGCCCACAGCTTCTACAGCGCAAATTTTGGGAAATAATGAATGCTTTGAGCCATACACAACAAATATCTATCTCCGACGAACCCTAGCCGGTGAATTTGTTGTGGTCAATAAGCACCTCGTCGAGGACCTGAAAAAAGCTGGTCTTTGGTCCAAAGAAATGAAAGACCTAATGGTTAAAGCTGGTGGTTCTATACAGAACATTGTAGACATCCCCAATGATATTAAGAATCTTTACAAAACTGTTTGGGAAATTAGCCAAAAATGCATTATCGATATGGCAGCAGACAGGGGTCATTTTATTGACCAATCACAATCTATGAATCTTTTCATGGAGAGTCCCACAATGTCCAAGCTCTCCTCGATGCACATGTACGCTTGGAAGTCTGGCCTCAAGACGGGTATGTATTATTTGAGATCTAAGGCGAAAGCTCGTCCAATCCAGTTCAGTCTTGAACCAGAGTGCGTGGCATGTTCAGCTTAAAGTTTTGAATCTAAAAGCTAATTAGAAGTCATGGACAAGGCTATTGACAATATACAAATTAACCAATTCAATAATCGAAAAATTGTCATCTCCACAAAACAGGGTACACCCTTCCGTGTCCAGTTTCCTCGTATGTATATGCCATTCGGGGTTTCAGGTTTTACACCCGAAGTCGGGCCAACCAAATACAATATAGACCTCGCTGTAAAAGGTTATGACGAAGAGGATAGTTATATGAAAAAGTTTTACGATTCTGTACGTAAAATTGAAGATTTAATTATTGATTCCGTCGTAGAGCAAAGTGAAGCTATTTTCGGCGCACCCATGACAAAAGAAGAACTTCTTCCTATGTTCAACTCTAATCTGAAAGAGTCTCCCGATAGGGAACCGAAGTTTAGGGTTAAGGTAGACACGACTATGGATGAACAAATCAAAGCTAACGTGTATGATGCAGATAAGAATCCTCTCCGTGACGAAGCGACCAACGGTCTCTATGCAAGAAATAGTGGACATGCTATTGCTGAGCTTAGCAGTGTTTACTTCTTGAACAGAAAGTTCGGGTGTACTTGGAAATTACATCAATTAATCGTTTATGAACCACAAAATCTAAAAGGATTTCAATTTAAGCTTTAGACTTACTCATGAGTAAGATACTATATATAGCCTGAGCCTCCTTAAGCAGTTTACCCTGAATCTTGGTATACTTCTTTGGGTCCAGACCTAACCTAATTTTAGCCATTCTTACGGATTCTGACCACTGAGTGAGTGTCATCTCTTACTTACTAGCTTTGATTATTTTTTTGTAGGACTTGCTACCCTTCTTGGGGACGAGGCAGAAAGAGTCCTTCTTCTCAGCCTTCTCCTTCGCGAGGTCAATGAAAGCCATGAACTTGGGGTTCTGCTTGAGAGACTTCTTAGCAGCCTTACTCGCCGCCTTGGAGATAATACGTCCATCCTTCATCATAAGATCCTTCTTGGTGAGACCACCAGAGGTTGCATTAGCGTTACCATGGAAAACTTCGGCGCGGGAACCAACAGTCATTTTTATATTAAGCGCGGAAAATTTTTTTGATGTCGAGGATTGAGATTTTAGCAGATGTCCTGTTAACAGGTATTTGTTTCTCGATTCGTTCATCATTGAGTACTTCCGCACACACGATAGATTTATGACCCTGTAGAGCAAGAATCTCTTCCTCAACACTCACAAACCGTGGACACTCCTTGTAGATCAACTTTTTTACGTGAACAACCTGGGTTTGACCAGTTCGATGGGCGCGACCGATAGCCTGAAGTTCTGTCGCAGGGTTCCAAGATGGGGCTGTTATGTACACACGGGTAGCTTCTTGAAGATTAAGACCCTGACCTCCACTCTTAATCTGGATGATAAAAACGGCTCCAGATGATACGTTTTTAAATTCCTGAATTTGCCTGACCCTCTCATCTCTCGACACTGAACCATCTATTCTGAACACGGGACAATCGAGTTGAGACTGAATGTAGTTCATTTCACCTCTGAACTGACAAAAGATAAGCGTCTTCTCTGTGGGATGCTCCTTCAATAGTTTGAATAGCGTCTCCATTTTGTTTGAGCGCCCCTTCCACATTTCCGGTTTCGTCTCATTCTGTTTTGCCACACCATTCAGATACATTTGTGGCCAAATCATACATTGCCTCGCTCTCAAGAGACACTCCAAAATGACCATATTTTTGGAATTAAGACTCTGTGCATTTCTGAATGCTTCTTGAATAATACCCTGTGCTTCCAAAAAGACACACTCGTAGAGTGCCTTCTCTTCTGAAAACATATCCAATTCCACATTCTCGAAATAACACGGTGGGAGACTGAGGCGGTCATTAATTTTAGCCAAATCCTCCTTCGTTCTCCGAAGAATGTAAATATCTTTGATTTCTTTGGTTCTCCCCTGAACAAAGTTCTTGGGAATACCCAAAAAGGTACAAAGATTCACAAAGTCATTTATCGAATTGAAGACAGGTGTACCGGTGACCAACCATTTGATGTCTGTTTTGAGTTCACAAACACTCTTGAATGTCTTGCTCTGTTTGTTTCTGATTTCGTGAGCTTCATCAAGAATAACACGATCCCAGAACACATGATGAAGCGGTGTCTTTTCGGTCTTTCTATCAGACACGAGTGTGTAGGGTGCAATAGTAACCTTTGCATGTTCATCAAGCTTGCGGTCAGGTCCATCGTACACATGTACGCTGAGCTGAGGTGCAAACTTGTTGAGTTCATCACGCCACTGAGTGATAATGGATTTGGGTACGATGATGATTGTGCGGTCTCGTGGATTTCCAAGCATCGTAGAAATCAGCTGCACGGTCTTACCCAGACCCATTTCGTCACACAGAAACCCACCTTTGGGTCCTGATTCTTGTCCCTCCATCCCTAGCATCCATCGTACACCTTCTCGTTGATAGGGTATAAAAAGGCGTCCATTGAGACTGTCGGTCGCCAGTGTATATTGATCTTCAATCTTCATTTTAACATGATTTTGTTTTGGAGTTGGTTCACTTAGGTGTCAGATATGGGACAACTACTTTTGAAAACAGTTACTAAAAAAATTATATATAGATATGAATCATTAAAATTGAATTCTCTATAGAAAAAAAAGTTTTTTATTTCAGTTGTCCCGTAAGTGGAAACCTTTTATCTGAAGATCTGAATGAAGTGCTACAATTTTTCTTTCTTCTTTTTTTCGTTATATTGATGATTATACTCAGACAATTTTTCCTTATTCTTTTCACGGTACCTGAGTGTCGCCAACTGCCTTGGTGTCAACTCAGATGGATCCATAAGCCTAATCGAAGACTTCTTTCTTAAGGCATATTCATACCCGTCTGGAGGTTTGGGAAGCGTGACAGTCTCTTCTTCCATCTTACACATATTTGAGATTTTATCTTTAAACATTATTGGTGTTCATTTTTCAGAAAGTGTCAGATATGGGACAACTACTTTTGAAAACAGTTACTAAAAAAATTATATATAGATATGAATCATTAAAATTGAATTCTCTATAGAAAAAAAAGTTTTTTATTTCAGTTGTCCCGTATGTAGAACATTTTTTTAATGAAAATCCCAGGGTAATCACTTTCTCAAGAGATTATTTTCTCATGTATAGATAAGATGGGTAATTATGAACCCACTACTTTCTTCATTCTTGAAAATGGGGAACTTGGTACCTGGTGGGTTGGTAAGAAGAAGATGGAACTCGATGCTATGGATTTTCCCACTCGTAGGTCTGTGTCGCAAAGTGAATTACTTACCAAACTCGAAAAGAAATTTGAGACACATCACAAGTATACAAGACCTTCACTTGACATACGTTTTCTAAATAGTAGTGGTTTTGTTTCTTATGGTATTGAGAGGTTTCTATCAAAGTTAGATTACAAAATAAGAAAAGACCCACAGATGTATGAAGAACTTAGGAAACTATTGACAGCTGGGTGGACGAATGATGACTTCACAATGCCTTCAACCCTGCATGTCTTACACATCTGGAACCCTAACAAACTAACTAATATTAATGACGTATATTCAGACCTTAAAAGGAACTGGGGTACGGGTGGTGAGGGACAGCTAAGAAGTTTCCACAAACTTAATAAATGTTTGAATGAACGAATAAGTAAACCAAAGGATGTATACCTGTATCAGAAGGGCCGAGCAAAGTTACTCAGAGAAATGAAGAAGACTGGGAAACGCCCGAAACAGTCGACAATTGAGAAATATAAGATAACACCCGAAGAAATTCTGGATATAAAGAAGATGTCAGAAGAACAGCTAGTGATGGAGGAGGCTCGAGGTATCATCTACAAAATATCCAGTCCGTCGGGTAAGGTATATGTGGGGCAAACTATATGCTCCTTTGAAAAAAGAATTCGACAACATAAATCCAAGACTTCAACTTGTACCGCATTGAAGAACGCTATAAATAAATACAGTGATGAAATGAAATATGAAATCATAGAGGATAACATTCCACACAAACAACTTGATGAAAGAGAAATTTACTGGATAAAGGAGTTAAACTCTCTCGCACCGAGTGGGTATAATCTTAACACAGGTGGTGGTCAGTTTTATCAGGTTACTCAGGAAGTAAAGGATAAAATGCGAGATAGTATGAATAAGTTAAAAATTGATAAAGATGGATATTTGGGTTCTATAAAACCACATAACAATTTATTTTATCCCGTAGTTCAAATTAGTGATAAAAACGTTTATTTATCTAAAGGTGCATTTAACACAAAAGAGGAAGTTATAGAAGTCTTGAAAGAGTATACACAAGATCCAAAGAATTTTACAAAGGTAAATGGTAAAGTTCAAAGAAGTATCGGGAGTGTATACAAACACCATAATAAATGGGTTACAAGTTACAAGGGTAAACGTTTAGGATCATATGAAACAGAAGAAGAAGCCGAAGAGGCTCGAGAAGCCCTTCAATCATCCTCGTAAGGATCTTCGTCTGAGAGTGCTTGAATCTCACACTTGGCTGGTTCTTTTTCCTTTTTCTTTCGTGT